TACACGCCAGACACCTGAAGGAAAACAAGCCGATACTGCCTTTGTGCGTTGTAGCTGATATAAACACGTTAGCTACGCATATAGATTTATATCCTTACAGGTTTACGCTTTGGAACGCCAAGCTCAACGGAGACATATTTAAAGGCATAAAAAGCTCAAACATACCTGTGTATCAGACAAACCAAAACGGAGAGTGGTCTAAGTTTGAACTACAAAAGTATCAACCAAAAGCTTGGATAGAAAAGGTAAGAGAAGGAAGGAAAAAGCCTCTTGAGGTAATGGAGGAGTGGCTGCCAACAGTAAGTCTAATAGAAAGACAAGCAGCTGCTGGTAGCTTGGACTTCGACACAGAAGACAGTTACGCCATAAAGTCAGAGTTGTACCCGACTCTAAGCGAGACGCTTAAGAGCTTATCCTACCACACAGGAAAAACCATACGGCTTAGCAACGACCAGGTTTACGAGAAAGATGACGGCTGGTACAGCAAAAGAACAGGAAGCAGAATATCTCCAGTAAAGATAAGAATTTCAAAAATAATCTCTGGAGAAGACAAAACAATACACATAGGCGAGCTGTCCTACGCTGGAAAGGTTTATCCGTTCAAAGACGAGATAGGCCAAATCGATGCCGACATGGGAGAGTTCATCAGAAAAATATTGATAAAAGACAACAAGATATGCATCTCAATACACAACAGGTACATGGACAAACTCAAATCTTTGGCCATGATGTTCAATCCACCAGAGATAATCAAACAAAGCTTTAACGTTGGTTGGGACCAGTCTGAAAAAGCTTTCAGGTTCTGCAACTTCATGGTCGGTAGAAAAGGAGAGGTGTTCGAGGCTACGGCCATGAGCACGTCGGAAGAGTTTCCCACAGCAACCATAAAGTATGAACCTGTAAACCTGGTGGACATAAACAAACTTACAAACAACACAACAACAAATAGATCGTTCTGGGCCCTGACGGCGGCCATGACATCAGCTGTCATGACTACAGCCACTGGAATAGTTCCCAAGCGATTTGCCTATTACGGAGAAACTGGTTCAGCCACAGATGTTGTTTGTGAATGGTTTGGCATACCTCCAACAAGTCACAAGGACATAAACGCGGAAAAGACTTACTGGCCAATAGTAGTGCCTAAGAAGAAAAGAAGCTGGCTGGCCAGTGATTTTGATTCATGGTTTGTCCTCAAGAAAAAACCACAATGCTTCATAGAGACTGACAAGCTTGAGGCGTACATAATGCACCTGTTCGCTCCAGCGACTACCGTGCTGAAGATAGCCTTGGACAGTCACCTTGGAGAAATTGAAGAGTCTGCCAAAAAAATTCTTCCAAATTTCCTGGCGTACGTTTTAAAAACAGAAGACATATCATTCGACCACGAAGAAGGTATGGCCTTAGGTTTACTAAACAAAGCTGCCGACTGGGTTGAAAGCTTTGGAGTGTCGTCTGATGTTGTCAAAGAAGCCAAGAAATGTTTCAAGGCTACTGTTTCAAAAGTCAGCAACGGATGCCTGACTGCTTTCACTGAGCTGTGCCAGTACGGTATAGCCCACAGGTTTTTGATTGAAGGGTCGACCGTAGATTCTGACGTAATGCTGACGACCAAGACAGCCAAGATAGACAAGGAAAGATTTTACGAAATACTTAAGAGAGAAGGGTTTAGGTTGGCTGACGGTTTGGACATACAAAGGTATCTGGACGACACCGCAAACCCTGGCAGCAAACTGAACTACTCAGAAGCAGAAAGCTCTGACAAGTTCATAGTTGACAGAGCTTGGTGGGAAGCTACCATGCGTGATAGTCGTGACGTTAAGACTTTGAAGATAGCGAGGTAACATGTCCAGGACACCAGATAATCCAGCTCATTACGACGGTAACAAAGGCGTAAGCTGCATAGAAGCCATAAGCAACGCGTTTACCGAAGATGAGTTCAGAGGTTTTCTGTGGGGTAACGTCATGAAATACATGTGGCGTTGGCCTAAAAAAGGAGGACTTGTCGACCTCACTAAGGCCAAGTGGTTGATAGAGCGTCTGATTGAAATAGAAGAAAAGAAAAAGACTACCACGAAGCCTCAGGATTCAAAGCCTTCTCGATCTCGTCGGTAATAACAAATTTGCTTGGCACGTTGAAAACAGGCCAACTGTTTGTTGTATACCAAAGACCACAAGCCCCGATGTTCACAGCCTGAGCGAAGTCATCGCTTAGGTGTGGGTTCCTTGTGATCGTGTACATGTCTGAGCCGACTCTTGTTTCAGTCTTCTGCTCTGTCAAAGCCAAGAAGTCGTGTATCAAACCTGGGTCGTCAGTAGACTTGTAGTCATACTTGAAGAATCGTATTCTCTTCATGCGTATTGCCGCGCACGTGGTCAGCAATGAACGAGTCTTGTCGACTCTGTAGTAAGTTCTTGGATTGTTTGCTGTTGGTTTGACAACAGACATTATCTTAGACGCCGCAGCTCTGACGTACTGGATTGGAATTATCCTGTCGTATGGAACGCCAGCCTGACACAGAAATGTCTCACGCAAAGCTCCCGCGCCTGTGTAGTCATGAGCTACGAAAGAACAGTTAAAGGTGCTGAAGTAACCCAGACACTGTTGCGCTTCAGCCAAGTGATCATGTGGAGTCATCAGCCTTCTACCCCACAACACGTCTATCACTCCGGTAGGCGTGATGCCCAACACTGTCGCGACAGTCAAGCTGACGCCCTCTTCACCACCACCACCCCAGTCTATTGCCAAAACCCTGTACCTGTATTTGTTTAGATTGTTTGCGCAAGTAGCCGGCTCTCTTGGAGCGTTGGGATGTTGAAGAACACAGGCTTGTTGAAGTTCTTCCATCGACACTAGCTGAACACCTGTTCCGCAGCTTTCTCCCAACACTTCGTTCATGTACTTCTCAGGCGTGTAATTGCCGTAGCCTTCACGCTTTGCCAAAAGCTCAGCCCATTTTGCTGGCTCTGAGTAGTGGATGTGCATGATTGGCTGAGGAACGTGAAAACCTGCAAACTGGAAACGTCGTTCTGGATACCTGTGTATCCAACGACCTTGTTTAGGGTGTATTGTCTTTGAGCACTTGGCGCATACTGTTCCTGGGTTGTCTTCTGACATGTCTTCTTTCATGGGACCGATCATGTTTTCAAGATCATGCTTAACTGAAGCTATGTTAAGTTTGCCGCAAGCCTTGCACGGTATGCACCACTCTGCTTGAGATGACATCAACCAGAGACCTTCAATGGTGTTATCTGGCGTCTTCGGCGTCCCAGAGTATTGACTGATTGCCCAAGGAGACGCGGACATTGTTTCCTTGATGATAGGTATAAGATCACGATCCATGTCTTGAACTTCGTCGATCACAACCTTGTCGCTTCTGATACCTCTGACGCGGTCTGCGTCCAAAGAAGCAAAACTAAATTGCATCATGCTGTAATTACGGAAACTACGCTGCAATACGCTGTTTTCCGTATTCGTGCCCGTCCATAGGGCACGCACAGGAGACTGTTCAACGAACGGTCTCACGTAGTTGTTTGACAGACGGCGCACCTGTTCAAACAACGGTGTTATGTAAAGTGTGCGAAAATAGGGTATGGAGGTGCAAGTGATTACGCCGTGAGCTGAGCCTACAGTCGACTTGCCAACCTGACGCCCTGTTTTCAACACCATGGATTTAGGCATCCTGGTGTAGAACAAGGTTTCAAATTGGAAGTGATTAGCCAGACTGTAGGGCTTGCCATCCAAGGTAAGCACCAATGGCAACAATGGCGAGAAGTTAGGAAGCCTGCCGTCTTGAACTATCTTCAAGAAAAGGTTGAGCTTGTCTATGTCTGGTAAAGACGCAATCTTGTCGCCAACAAAACTGTGCAGCTTTTCATTCGCGGAGGCTATCATAGATGGACAACCAAGAGGAAACGTTGCAAAACTTGCACAAGAAAGTAAACAAAGCAGTATCTGACTATTGGCATGTTATATTGATAATAGTCTGCGCGATGTTCTTTCTTTTCGCAAGGTAGCATTATACAGGGGTTTATCTATGAACATAAGCCGCTCGCCTAGAAAATACCTGGAAAGAAGAGGTATTCTTGGGACATACAGAAAACCCATGAGTACGGTTAGTTTAAACAGCCTTAGGCTTAGAGACTATCCCTTGGAATCTCCTTTCCCCATCACAGAACTGAGGCAATACACTCAGGGAGACCCTGTGCCTGACAGAGGTATTTCGAAGGAGTGGCCAGACGTGTGAGGTTATATATGGTTGGTGACTTCTTCGGTCTAGGTTTTGCGATTGTTATGTCTGGTCTTGTTATATGCTTGGTAACAGTCAATCCGTTACCGCTTCTGGGCATGGCTGCCGGTCTGTACGCTTTGTCGTTTGCAGGCAGCCAGGTTGAGAAAAGCACGCGCAGACGCAGATAAGAAGTCATTTTGTTGTCACACCTGTTACATAAGCAAGGCATCTGTAAAAAGTTGCCGACTTTATGTAACAGGTTTTTTTGTTAAGGAGAACTGGAATGTTGACAGACATCAAGAACGCGATCATCAACTGGCGGGTTTACCACAGCGACTACTTCGACCAGCCTAATGTCACCGCTGTCATGTACATAGGTAGGTTTTGTTTTGCTGCCGTCGCTTACAAGGACAGGTACGCTAAAGACAAATACGCAGCCGTGGTGTACGAATCAGTACTTTCAAGGAACGACAAGACAGAAGAATCCAAGAAAGTTATTTGCGACAGCGCTTTTGAGGCTATGTCGCAAGCCGAGAAGCTAATGCGCGAGTTTGCTGAGAAGCAAATTATGGACAGAGAGCCTGAACTTCTTGGTGTAGACAAGGAAAACAAAAAGGAACTTGCTGATGTTGCTTGAACCTTGGACTAAGAAGTTTGATGCTTGTCTTAAAAAAAGAACGGGTAACAGCATATCTGATCTTGGCCTGGATGACAGTGAGGTACAGGCTTACT